GGCAATAGCAGCATCAACAATATCACTAACAGCCGAATCACATTCTGGCTGTTGAGCTGCTTCTCTATATTTAATTATCAGATCTCTATCATTAGATGATGCAGTACCATCTAAATCAATATATTGACCATAATATCCACCAGCCGCAACTGTTGCTGATACTCCATCGTCTTCGGGTTTTGGAGCGAATGATATTACGTCTTTTTCTTTTTTATCTTCTTTCGAAGAAACCCTTTTAGTAATCTGATATCCAAATAGTTCCATATAACTTATTTATAACAAAAATCCCGCTAAGGTTTTTATGCCTTAGCGGGATAGTTTCATCAATTCTTTATTAATTAGGTAGTAATACCTGTATCAGCGATGCCTCTACCAGTAGTCCAATACTGATAAGCAAACTCAACAGTGAATTCTTCAATAGCGTCATTTGAGTCGTAACTCAAATCAATAGCTCCGATATTCACTGGGAAAGCACCCACAATTTTATAATTTTTAGTTATTTTCCCTTGTCTATCAAGTTGTTGAACGTTCAACTGAGCCTGATAGGCTGAAGGACTTAATAAACCAATATTACTTTCGTGTGCATTAATTCTATTCATCCACGCTTCGAAATCTCCCCGAAGCGTATTCTCATTATCGTTGAATACCGTAACTGTCCAGTTTTCGAAGGTACGATCACCCGCAACCTTTAACTGCCGTCCACGATATGGAACATCAATTTGTGCAATGACACTACCAGGTAATTGAGCGCCTTTACACATAAATGAGAATAACTCACTATTGGTAGCTTCAATTCCACCAGTGAGTGTTACTTGAAAGAGATTAGCGCGTGCGCCACCATTTGCAAGTGCTTGTATTTTAAAATCGTCTATATTAGCCATAATAGTTATTTCCTTTCTTTGTTATTTATAATTATTTGCCGACGATTTCAGAGAAATCAACCCCCGTACGAGTAGCAATGAAGTTAAGCGTAATGAAGTTAATTGAACGAGCTGGTTTAATATAGATGTCAGCAACAAAACGGTTAGTGTCAATCACTTCACCGGTGTTATTGGTTTCATCACACACAACCAAGAAGTCAGTAATACCACGACGACCTTTAACATCCCGAAGGAAAGGCTCTGTCATATTTCTGAACATCGCGCGAGTGAATTCATCATTCAATTCGAACAATTGATACTTAGCAGCTGTTGCAATCGCTTTTTCAAGAACGATGAACAATCTACGAACGTTGATACGGTCGAAAGCACTTGGCTTTGCTTGAGCAGTCTTATCACCGAAGAGCAAGATACCTTGTCCAGGGAATGATACGATTGGATTAACACCTGCTTTATAGAGTTCGTCTCTTTCAGCTTGTTTAGGGTTAAACGCAAGTTTAGTAACACCTAATAGGCTTCCACGATTGTAACCAGCAGGTGAGAACCAAGGCTCTGCAAGATCATCTGTCTTAGCACAAAGACCGGCCATATGACCAGAAGCAGGAATCCAAACGTAATTATCAGCATACTTATTGTATACGTATAATGCAGTCGAATCGAATACGCCGTATGAACCTTCTTTTCCTCTTGGTAACCCACCAAATGCTGTTATAACATCGGCTTGTTTACTATTACCAGTAGAAGCAGAAATTGGTGGTGAAACAAATGCTACTGCATCTTTACGTGTTGATGCAATAGTCATCAATGTATTAGCGATAGTATTACCAGTTGCATCAACTTGTGCAAAAAGTAGATTCACATCAACTAATTCTGGATCAGAAAGTACTTCTAAACCAGCTTGAATATCACCAGGAACGGCAACTCCAGGAGTTGCAACATCAATACCGCCACTGAATGTGTATGCTGTAGCACTACCAGCAGTTGGTCGAGCAATATAGATGTAATTTGAATTTTCATTTACTACATCTTGATAGTTATTATTTGAACCATCGTCTTTTTTTGCACCAGCAGTTGTTTGAAGGAATGCCCATTTTTCGAGTTCTTGACCAGCTACTCCAGTAATTTCTCCATTTGCGTCGTATACGAAAACATGAACTTCATCGCCTTCAGGAGCTGCATCAAACTGTCCTCTGATTTCATCAGGAGTATTAGTCCAAGAAGCTGCGTCAATTATGTATGCTGCAAGAGAATTGCCAACTTCACCTGGATATCTAGCAAAAAGCAAACCAGGAAGAACAGCAGTACTAGCAGGTGGATAAATACTTTCAAACTCTTCTTCATTTAAGATTTTGTATGCTGAGCTAAACTCAGTTTCTTGCTCATCAAAAACAAAGTTAGCGGCATCAAGCTCAACAACACCTGAACCAGAATCAATACCAACAGTAGTATTAGCAATTACGTAACCAGAACCATCTGCTGTAGAAACAATTGCTGCGATACCATATGTAGCCTCAAAGAAAAGACCATTAATGATATTACCATCTGAGTCATATGCTTTAAGACCAGTCTTCGATGCTGGAAAAACATCGAAACCTGTTACATCAGCTACACCAGATGCAATAGCATATTCTGGTGTACCATTATTATTCGTTACGCTAACTGTAAAAGAAGGAGAAGTATCATCGCCACTTGTTGTGTAAACAGTAATTACGTCTCCATCAATAAGAGTTCCAAGAGGTGAAGCACCTGCTGCACTTGAAGTAATAGTAACAGCTGTACCAGTTAATGCTACATCAGTAACATCTAAATCAGGAGATACGTTTGTGTCAGT